CGGCGGGAATGGGCGTAGCCATATTCCCACATGCTTTCCAGGGTATCCCGGTCTATCCCGCCGTTGACGGTGATGTGGTGGTGATACCGCCCGCCCCGCTTTCCCCGCTCGGTGACGGCTATGTATTTCAGCGGCGGCAGGCCCATCTTTTTCCGCAGGCGTTGTATCCGGCGGATATAGTTGCGCAGGTTACGGGCGGCTTCCTCGTCGCTCCCCGGCTGCTCCCCCTTGTAGGTCAGATGGATTTCCAGGTCCTCCGGTGTGAAGTTTGCGTGAAGGAGACGGACCAGCTTTTCTTCCCGGTGCCTCTGGTTGAGCTTCTTTTGGGCCTCTGTAGAGGGCTTCTTTTTCGCCCGCTTCCCTCCGCCCAGCTTTCCCGTCTCAAAGACCGGATAGATATACACGTCCAGGTATTCCCCGCAGGTATACTTCTTTTCCCGGTACACCGTCCGCATACCGGCAGCACCTCCCCCGTGGTCGTTAAGTTACTATCCCATACAAGCCCGAAACGCGCCGCCGCGCGTTGTTTCCCTCTTGTATCTGTCCCCGGAGTGTGGTACAATATATAGCGTACTTGGTTGTCGCCCTCCGGGGCGTCCGCCCTGCGCAAGCTGTAGGAGGCTTACGCAGGGCGTTTATTTTTTGGCCGGTCCGGCCCTCGGCGGTCCGGTCCCCACATCCAGCCATTTCAGGTGCTTGCACCGCCGCATCACGCACCCCCGCCGCCGTATGTAAACATCGTTCATCAGCCGTTCATGCAGGGCGCACCAGGCCGTGGCATTGGCGGGCGGCTTGCTCCTTTTCTTCTTCATAGCAACAGCGATACCCCGTGCGCATTGTCAAGGCCCATCCTTTGAAGCTCTACCAACTGGGCATCCGTCAGCTTTTTCCCTTCTCCCATGCCGACGCTGTATCGCTCTCTTGCCTCCAGACCTTTGAATACCTTTGCCCACCCAAGATTTTCAAGGTGGCGCTCCGGGTCGCGTATGTCCCGAATCTCTCCGACAATCCGCCTGGCCTCGCTGGTATGGCCTCCGTATCCGCACCCAAAGAATCGCCCATCTGGCGCAATCCATCCGAATTTTGTTTCCGGCTTCTGCTCTACCGGAACATCGACGGGCTTGTGTGCGTTCTCCGGCGCTGGCTCGGTCCCGTATATTTCCTCATTGATTTTTTGAAAATACACGTCAGAAAGCCCCTTGTGGAATTTTTTCCACACCCAACGGAAGAGTATCGGGGCGTAAGCTACCATGACCGTTGCCGGGTGTACGCCTCTGTTCAAAAGCTGCACCAGGAACCCGGTATACTGCTCTTCTTTCACGGCCTCCCAGCACCGTTTCCCATCCGGCTCTTCCCACAAAAATACAACACTTGTCACGCCGACACCGCTCTTTCCAGCTCTTCCATCGTCCGCAGCTTCTTCCCGCACCACTCCGGGAGATTGGCCCGCACCACGGCCTCGGCCATAGGTGGACACACGGCGTTCCCGCAGCGCGCCACCTGCTTACTCTTCCCGTAGGCCCGGCCCGTGTAGTCCCGGTCGATGATGTAGTCAGGCGGAAAGCCCATAGCGTTGTAAAGCTCCCTCGGCGTCAGCATCCGCAGGCCGATGTCTGCAACGAAATAGGCGGTCCCGCCCACGTCCAGCGTCAGCACCTCGTTCTCTTTCAGGTCGTAGCCACAGAAGCGATTCAGCAGCGCCCGTACTTCCGGCCAGTGTCCCATATCCGCGCCCGGCTCGTAGGTCCGTACCTCCGTGCGGATTTCCGCAAACTCCCCGGCGCTGGCCGTGATGGTCCGCAGGGGCTTCCGCTGGTCCTGGCCGATGTCCTGCCCCTTGAACTCGCATATGTGCGTCAGCGTCAGAGCTTCCCGGTCGTGGGAGGTCACGGTCCGCATCGGCTCCGCCACGTTCAGCGGATTCCCGTTCCCGTAATACTCCACCAGGTTTGCCGCAATCAATCCGTAGCGGTTGGAGGCGTCCACGGTCCGCAGCGTCTCCGCCACGCTCTGCCCCCGCACGTTCTCGCTCTGCTCCGTGTGGTATTGAATCAGCGCAGGGGAAAGAAGGAGCTGATTCCCCGCCGTTGTGACGGTATGGACCGGGGCCGTTACCTGGCTTCCAACCGAATTGCAGGTGTTTGTCACAGTCCACGGCACGATGTATGGCGTCTTTGTTTTTATCACGAACTTATCCACTCCACGAATCACGCGGCGCATGGTGTTGTCCGCCAGCGGCCTAACCACCGTGACGCCGTACCGGCTTTTGATGTCCTCCTTTGTGGCGAAAATGGAGTAGCACGGCTGGGTCCAGTCGATAACCTCCGCCGCCGCCCGCCACTTCGGCAGTCCGTCGGCACCGTCCTTGTCGTGCGTCCGCTCCGGCCATACGATAGGCCGTCCGTCACACCGCGCCACCAGGACAAAGCGCTTGCGGGTAGTCGGCGCTCCATAGTCCGCTGCCACCAGCTCCCGGTGTTCGATGGTGTACCCCAGGTCTGATAACTGTTTCTTCCATCGCTGGAAGGTCTGGCCCGCCTTTTTCTTGACCGGCTTCCCCCGCCGGACCGGCCCCCAGGTCTGAAATTCCTCCACGTTTTCCAAGATAATCACGCGGGGGCGGACGGTCCCTGCCCAGCGCAGGACAATCCATGCAAGGCCCCGGATATTCCGGTCCACCAGGGCCGCACCCTTCGCTTTGGAGAAGTGCTTGCAGTCCGGGGAGAACCACGCCAGCCCCACCGGGCAGCCCTCGCACTCCTTCACCGGGTCCACATCCCACACGGAGGCTTGCAGGTGCTTTGTGTGCGGGTGGTTGGTCTTGTGCATCAGAATAGCGTCCGGGTCGTGATTGATCGCAATTTTCACAATCCGCCCCGTTGCCAGCTCCATCCCGGTTGACGCGCCGCCGCCGCCCGCGAAATTGTCCACGATGATTTCTTCCATCGGACTAAGTTGAACCCCGCTCAACGTCTCTCCCTCCAGTCCTTGGTGATGTCCCGGACAGTTGCCGCCGCGCAGTAGTAGAACACGGGCAGAAGCAAGGCCAGCGCCTCGCCGCCGACGGCGTAATACCCCCGCTCCCGCAGGGCGCAGGCCGCGCCCAGCTTATACAGCAGGACCCCGGCCACCGTCAGGAACGCATACCACGCCACGGCCCAGACGTTCAGCCGCGCAAGCCACGTCCGCAGGCTCACCCGCCGACGCTTCGGGGCTTGTCCCACTTTGATGTACTTTACCTTTTCCACGGTTTTACTCTCCCTTCCGTCGATAATCGCCCCTGCAAGGGCAGGTCCGCCAATGCGGCACAAACCCCAGCGGCGTGTTGATTTTGGCCTCCCTGGTCTGCACTTCCGACCGCCTCGCCAGCCGCCCGGAAAGCACACCCTCTTCCTCGGTGTAGAAATGCTCGTCCCCGTCGCCCTCAATGACAAATTCCGGCTCCGGGTCCACCGGGATATACCGCCCTTTTTCTGTCTGCATCCAGTCGATTTCCCGGCCACAGTCTTTGCACGCACTCACGCTTAAAATCTCCCATCTCTTTTTGCCTTTATGGCCTCACGCAAAAACGATTTCAGGTGTTCCCCGTGCAGCGCCGTGTCGCTGCTGAACTCTGCGTAAATTTCCACATCGTCTACCGTTAGCGGCCAGCGTTCTACGATGTTCAATACTTGTGCAGCTTCCGGCGCAATCTTGACAAACTCCGTGTTCAGGCATTCGATTAGCTCCTGGTTTTTAATTTCCTTCACCCCCTCTTCGGGTTATAATCCTTAAAATCTGGCACAGATTTGAAAATCAGGCGGTTGTTGCACCACCTCTGGAGCATCCGGATTTCCCTTGGCGCGTTTGGCTTATCGTAGATCATCACATACGGGTCAAACCCCATATCGCGCAGGGTATAAATCCGAAACAGATTTTCTTTCATCGTCGTGCCGTAGTTGACCAGGCAATACACGGTTGCATATGCTCCATGAACTTTTCTGGAGGCGTAGGCCGCATATCGCCGCAGCCCGCGCACAACAGCGCCGCTTTCCTCCATGTGGTCCCAGGCAAAATGAATATCCTTCACCCGGACCGCATTGATCGCCCGAATGTTTTCCGTCGTCAGCAGGCGGCAATCCAGCCCCTGATTGAAATTTACGAACGCGCCGCTGTCCGCAAGCTGCCCCAGCAGGTCCAGGTGTTCCTTGCAGGCCAGCAGGTTAGGGTCCAGCAGTTGAATATGTTTCTGTCCCCGCCACCACTCGTTAAGGTCTGCCACCTTTCGGGCAGCGCGGCCCTCCTTCTCCGCCACGACGCAGAACGAACACCCGCGCGGGCATCCTCTGGTTAAAAATCCGTAGGCGGTTTCGTGTGTCAGCTTCGGATACAGGGAATAGTCCGGGTAGATATGCTCCACCTCGTCCGGCAGGCGGTTGTCCAGGCCGTAGCCGGTCCCGCCTTTGATGATCTCGCGGGCGTTCAGCGGCTCCGGCACGTCCGGGGAATACGTCTCGTCAAAGACCTTGCTCATATACACCCGGTCGTACTCCCCGAATCCCCACCACCATTCCACCGTGTCGCCCTGTGCCTTGTGCCAGGCGGATATTTTCATAAGCGCCAGGTTTGGGTAGTTGTGGCTGTCTACGTCAATCAAGCCGATTGTCATAGGCGCTCACCCCCAAAAGAAGTAGTCCCGCCACAGTTCCCCATATGGCACTCCCGCGATTCTCGCTACTCTTGCCACGCTCCCGGCCTGGTTTCGGCTGATTCCTTCTGACATAAGCAGCTTGATAAACCGTTTCCGGCTCCCACAGCGCCAGCGCTTCGGCGTCTTAAAATGCGCGGTAAACTCTACCGGCTCACACACAAGACCGCCCGCCAGCTCTGCGACACCTTCTTCTCTCACTGTGATTTCCGGCAGCGGTTCCCTCCACGCAATCGGCATACCGTCCAGGCACAATGTGTAATCTTCGTTCTTACTTTCCGGCCCCATCGTCTGCCTCCTTTCCCTGCATCATCGGACACCATGCGGGGATATACGGGAGAAAGCGTCCATTTCCCACGACGTACCCCCGGCGTGTCCCCGGCGCAAAACACCGCGCCCACAGCACATCCTTTGGTCCCGGCTCATTCACGATATGGGCACACCCTTCGCACGTCCTGGACCAGTCCGCGCCCGCGCTCATTCCTCATCCTCCGTTTCTCCCAGTAAATCTTCCATGTCGATTTGTCCTGGCAATACACCGTCCTCCATCCACCAATGAAACACATCTTCCCCAGTAGTCCCCATATTCCATCTTCCTTGCATTTTCCCTCTGCGCGCTCGCTCTTTTAGCATCCGGCCAAAAGCAAGGATATAGTTATGCTGGTATTTTGGGTAACGGGCAAACTCCTTTTGACGGCCCTTCGTTCCCGCCATCGGGCATCCGATACATCCAACGCGGGAAAATCCGCATTGATACAGAGGATTGAGCGGCAGATGTTCGCTCCCTATGTAGTCCCATACATCCGCATCCGTCCATTCGATAATCGGATTGCATACCCTTTTGGCCTGTAACCGGCAGTTCTCAAATAGACGGCGGCGGTCATCGTTGTCGTTGTTCAGTACCACTTTTCTCCCGGCTTCGTAAATCCCCCGGTTCTCCCTTCGGCTTGGCGATTCTTCCCACCGGACGCCCGTTGTGATAAAGCGTCCCGCTCCGCCGCGCTCTTTGAGGATTGCGCAGCAATACCGGACAAGCCTCGTCGGCGGCATGAGCTTTTGCGGTATGAGCTGCCACATTGAAGTGCGCCGCCCCTTGTAGGCTGGATAATTTACGACACACTTAACGCCTTTCAGTTCCAGCCTGCGCAGCTCGTCCCGGACGAAATAAACCGTCTCCGGCGCATCCGCCGTTGTGTGATTGTGCATGACCTCAAACGGAATACCGGCCCGCTCGGCCAATGCGGTACACACACTGCTGTCCTTCCCGCCCGATGTCGTCACCACCAATGGCTGCTTGTAGACCTTCAAAGACATAGAGGACGCTTCCCGCAGGCGGGCAATCGCAGTTTGTTCTTTGTCCATTCGCTGTCACCACCCGTTTCCCCAGCGTTCGATTGTCCGCCCGTTAGGCAGGCATACCATATCGTCCTCCGCTTCCATCCCCAGCCAATCTTTCCATGTGACCGCGATTTCTTCCGGCCCTATCGTTGGCGGCAGGCGCAAGTCATAGGAGCACCCTTCCGCTTCCAGCGCATCATCCTGTACGGCCTCCAGAAAATCTTCGAGTGTCTGCGCGTTCTGCGTGATTAGTTCCAGGTTTGTCATTGCTTGCTCCATATCTGGTCAATCAGCTTGTGGCAGGCGTCCGGTCCGATGTCTCCCACCCACGCCTCCAGCGCCTCGCGCTTCTCCCGTCGCTCGTACTTGTCCATCACGTCAAAGTCCGGCTCCAGCGTCTCCCGGTTGAAGTAGCCGACACAGGTATGGCTTGCCGTACACAGCCCGGCCCTGACCACGATGCACCCGCTCATTCCCAAGTCCGGGCTGATGGATATGCCCATGTTCCCCATCCGCATAGTGAAGAACCCTTCCAGGTACGTCCCCCGGTCCGGCTCCAGGCCTTTTGCCGTCCCGAACTCTTGCACGGCCAGCTTCCGCGCTGTCGCCAGCGTCAGCCGGAAGCCGCCGGGGTATTCCTTTTTCCTCGCCACTCGTCACTCCTCCTTTTTAATTGTGGTCTTTGACCTCCGTCTCGGCTCAAAGCACGCCTGGGTCAGAGGCTCCGGGTGTTTCCCCTCATCCTCCCGCAAGCGACAGCACGGGAACGGGTTGTATCCCTCCTTCGTGACCATCACCGTGTAGAAGTGGCGGCACTTTTTACACTTCATGCCTGCCTCTCCCGCTCCGCCGCGTTCAGGCGCTTCACTTCCGCCATAGCGGCCTTGTAGTCGTCGTAGACCTTTACGGATTTATAGCCGTCCGTTTTGACCATATCGTGGAAGTCTGCCTGCCGAATCTGCAAACTGTCTCCATACCGCTCCGTGCTGTTTGTCTGCTTAAACGTGAGCGTCGCGCCATACTTGCTTGTTTCAACTCTTTCCAGCATCCACTTTGCCACAGAGTAAACGGTAGTTTCTCCGACAACTTCCTTTTCGCGCCAGTTCCCTTTGCACCTGGGGCAAGGATACTCGACGCCCTTAATGGTCACTTTCCCCGTGTTGTCACAGCAGACGCAGGGGGCGCGCGTCTCTTTCTGCTTCCTGGCCACGGTGTAATACTCCCGGTCCCACA